ATAAATTTCTGTTTTGGAAGATTTCTCTCCATTGTTAGATTGAAGTTCGAAAGAGAATCCTTTGGAAGATCCATGACCTTCATAACGTACTTGGTTTCAAGTAAATCTGTAGTAAAGGCTCCCGAGGAAATCGAGGAAGACATCGCATTCTCAAAGCCGAAAGTTCCAGGAGTATCTTTTGAAAAGAATTGAAATTTCAACTCGAAGAAAATATTTGTCTGGTTGGAGAATCCTCCAATTTTGTTTGTTCTTCCTAGAATTTCAATGTTTAAAGTATTGTATCCTTCGATATCAAAACTTTGTCCAAATGATGCAGCGGGAGAGTAATCCTTAAATTTTATGTCAGTTCCATCAAAAAACAATTCAACTCCATCAAACGCATTCGAAAGAGGCCAAATCATAACAGTTTTAAGATTTGAAGAATTGTAAACAGTAATGTATTGAGAGAACTCCTGTTTTGTGACAAACACATTCTCTCCGATGTATCCAGGTATCGAAGCCTCCTTGGACCCGCTAGGATACATTGGGCGCCCGAACGTAGACTTGTTGCTTCGATACCTAAGCTGGCCCCACAAGCCGCCATAGCCAATACCAGCATCATAGTTCCACTGGTCTCGGGTTTCATCTACAATCTCGGATACACCACCAGAAAAAGAAGTCTGCATCCACAACCAACGAGCATCCTGATAACCATCAAAAGAAGCTGTGTATGGGCTTCGAGGCTGGCCGTGTGAAGAAGAAAGATAGTTCGTTCCCTTGGCACCACCACCAACGTAGTAAACGCCAGATATCATAAAATTCGGAACAACATTGAGTGTGTTTTTTAGATAATTCGAGCCAGTGATAATAGTCGTTACGAATCCATTTCCGTATCCATTAGGAGAGTTTTTGTCGTAATTTTGTTGAAGAGATGTGTCTATAATTTTTCTTCCGATGCGATTTGAGTAATTCACTCCTTCGCTAGAAGTGGCGTAAGTAAAATAGACATCCTCAGAAATTTCAGCAGACGCACTTATGAAAGAGCCAAATCTTCCAGGATCAGCCAAAGACAATTCTGTCGTAACAGAGGACAATTCCAAACTAGGAGTTACGGCGATTGTAGCTTGAAGGTTAAATGTTCTATTGAGATCAGATGCGGCTATATTCTTTTTTACAGAATTTAATTCGAGAATATGAGGTTCGATAACATAGCTCGAAATACTTGATGCAACATCCAAAGGAATCAGTTGATTCAAAAGATTTGCAAAGTTATTGTCGAACCATTTGATAACATTAGAGAATTTTTCGTAATCAATCTTTGATTCTACTTTTTCTTTGAAAAAGATCGATTTTAGAGAATTGAGTTTTGCGTTAGTCTCTCTGTATCTGTTAGTCGTCTCTCCGAGAATATTTGAAAGTTTAGAAATATCTCCAACCCACTTGAAAATCTCTTTGTTTAGAGAGTTAATTGGAGAAAAATTGATAGAAACAAACGGAATGTCAAAGTTTTTATCGCTATGATAAAATTCTGAATCATTTTTTATTCGAATTTTATCATTGTCAGTACTAAGATCGTATGAAATCGAAGACTCGAACCTGTCAATATATTTTCCCGGAAATGCATATTGAGAACTTGTCGGAAATCCTGAATAAGAATTTCCAGACAATGCGTTAACGTAGTCATGAATCTGCCCTCCTCCAGTTACAGAAGAGGTAAAATCATTAAGCTTCAAATGAAGAACGAGTTTGTTTATGTCTTGCTCTAGATCATTAACTTCTGTATTTTGCCAGTCCAAACCCCATCTGTCAATATTCGAAGAACTTGGAACAAATTGCCTCCATGCTCTAAATTCTTGCATGGCGCCAGAAAAGAAATTAGAACCAGATGTTCCGAGAGTAATTCTTTGTATTGGAGCAGATGGTACGCTTAAAGACAAAAAGTTACTTGAAGAAAACAGTATTCCGACTCTATCAGCCGATGTGATTTTGTAAGAAATACTGCCAAGCGTTGGTTGTCTCATCAAAGTAAAATTGATCCACTTATTCGAGAAAGCTTCTATCGAAGACGTTGCTTCTACAAGTCCTGGAGAAACTCCATCTCTAGAAAACAACCTAAATTTTGCAAAAGACGAAGACGAATTGGCTCTTTCTACACGAGCACCATAGATCACGCTACCAGAGGTATCGTAAACAGAATACAGAGATTGTGATAGGTGACTAGAGCCAGTATTGAACAAAACTCTAAACTGAATAGTTCCATCCTGAGTTGGTGTATATGCTGACGAACTAACATGAACAAGTGAGGAGGTGAGAAAATTGGCAACTCGTGCCTCGACAGTTCGTGGAGTGTAGGTCGTTCTGATTCCGCCAGAAAAGTCCGTGTATTCCGAAACAGATATCACATTCTCGTCAAGACCCAAAGAAGAAATTGCTGCTTTGAGAGCTTGGCGCGTAGATTTTGTTTTAATGATGTATGCAAGATTTGAAAGTACGTTTCTCTTCAGTATCTCTCGAATCGATTTGATCGTTACGTCCAGAGAGCCAGAAGAATTTACATCCTCTCCATAGAAATATTGAAGAGGATTACTGTCCGAAAAGACTCCACCAATGTCAATTCCGTAATTTTCTGCGGCCAAATCTAATAAATTTGCTGGAGGGCCGTTAAACTTTTCAGTAGTGAGCTTTCCGACATTCGAAAGATGATCAATGTAAAGCTTCAATCTGTCATAGTGTCTAGCAGTAAGCAAAAGAAACAACTGTTGATATTCTGTGTTGTCACCTTCTGTAAAATAAGAAGGAACAAGATTGAAAATCATGTTTGAATTTGAATCATCATAATTCGAAGCAGACAACCTCTGTTCTGACAAAAAAGAATTAACCCTAGCGTTTTCAAGATTGAAAATTGCATCTCCAGAATCTTTAAACCACGAGCCTAGCGTTCCGCTTACAAGAGTGGTGGAAAGATTTGGCGTTCCGGCAATTGTTCCATGCAAGGAATTTCCGGAATAATCAACAATTTTATTTCCGTATTCCTGAGATTGATTAAATTTCCAATACAGCTTTAACCCTCCAGAGTGATTTGCAAAAATTGTTCTCTGGAAATTTTTGATGATTAAATCGTTAGACCTATCACTGCACCAAATGCGAACTTCGTCGATTGAGCCAGAATAGAAATTTTCTACAGCAAGATCTTTTGAATAACCAACAGTTACGCTTTTTGTAAAAATAGAAGTTCCAGAAAACACAATAGGCGTTTCTGATATTACACTTCCGTTTACGAACAGTGAAATTCTTGCCTGATCTACCTTTGCCGCAACGTAATTTGAAGAACTGATATACTGGTCGTATGCGACGGACGCGGTCGTTTCGCCGGTAGAAGTTATCAACTTGAACTTCAAGAACTTCTCGGACGACTCATTCTTGATATAGAAAGAGAATCCGTTATCGGAGCTTCCAGTTCCTCTGAAATTTACGATTGGATACGTGGAATTCGTCGGAATGTTTGGATATGGCGAAATTATCGATTCAACAAGTAAATTTCCTAAACGACTGCCACTGTTGTAATTGATCTCATTCTGAAAATCGTTAGCATGAAGATAGTTCGAGCCACTGGACAAGTGAATATAGCCTTGTTGCTTTGGCCAGTTTTCATAAAACCAATTTTCAAATCCTGAGTTGGTTTCAAACCATGCATTTCTATCTTTATACTCTCCGTCAAGAGGAAAACTTTCAATTATTCTTGAGGCTGCAAAATTTACAGAAGCATAAGCAGAGTCGAAGAAAATATGATTTTTGAAATCAGAATAATCAACATTAAGCTCGGAAGATTTTGATGAGCTAATTTTTGTTATGATTTTATCTTGTTCTTCAAGATCTAGCGAAATATCATCCAAGCTCTCAAGAGCTTGAGAGTTGTAAGTTTTAAGAACTCGATCTTCCAATTCAGGAAAGTTGTTACTCATTGCACGACCTTAAACAAGAAATTTCTGTCAAATATCTGTATTTGATTTGACCAATTTACAAAGATCTTGATTTTGTAAATGTACTCTGGACGCAAACTATCCGTCTTTAACAGAAAATAGTTTCCATCTTTATCATAAGAAAGTTTTGAGTATTTAACACTTCCTGTTGAAAAATCAACAATTACGTCTTCTGTTTCTGCGTCTTGAATTTGATAGTACGCATCCCTTAAAAGAACTGGTTCTGGGCTTTCTGACGCGTAGCTCGCAAGGGCTGGCCGGTAATCCTTCTGTCTGCAAAAAACTCGAATGATTGTTTTTGAACCATAAGTGAAAGTTGTCAAATTTGGAATATCCAAAGTAATAGAATCAAATCCTAGCGTTGAAGATCCAGTTTCGTAAATGGCTTTAAACGAACCCGTAAAGACTTGTTGAGCACCCGAATACCAAACATCGTTAAATGTCGACAAGCTGTTTGTGGGAGCCACCAGAACGCCAGAGACGGAATATATTCCGGTCTGTACCTGAGACGCAGTCAACACTTGAATCAGGGACGAAGAATTCATAACATTGACGAACAGCGTACTTCCGAAATTTTGTAGAGAACCATTTATGTTTCTGTAATACGTCAGTGTTCCTGGTATAGAATACTTGATATTTGCACGATCATCAAGAAGAGAGTCGTCCCAACCAACAAACAGTTTAGGAGTTCTCTCTGTTGCATGAGCATTTCTAGAGAAAAATTTCTTGACATACAAATCTTGATTCAAATTTTCGTACGCCAAAGGAAATTTGATAACTAATCCATTGTTAGGAATAACTCCTTGAACCCAATTTCTGACAATATTGGAAATATCGCAGTCAAGATCTTCTAATCCACTCTCGAAATATTGACTTGATGTCAAATTTGAGGATGAGAAATACGAAGATCCGGAAATGCTCCAGTTGTCAAGTAGGGTACGATTTGACCAATTGGCGATTCCGACATCTTTCAAGCCTTCGTCGTAATTGCTCAAACCTCTTCCTTCGATCCATGACTGGCTAAGCGGGCATATCTCAAGGTCGAATGAATTTGGAACAGTCTCAGAGTGTGGAGCATGTTTCAGTTTCAGTCTAAAAGTCGAAGAGATTGGTATCTCTCCAGACGAGATTGATGACGATATCTCCGAAAGATCAAATTGAAGCAAAATTCTGCTTTTGCCAACAGAGTCAGTTGATGATGTAAGACTGTATAATTCGAGAATTTCCGAGGCGCCAGAATTTGAAGTAGTTTTGTCTCTGCCTCTAAGAATTACGTCTGTTATCGTACAGTCTTTTGTAGGAAATTTGTTAATAAACATTTCAAATAGCTCCTACTTTGATGTCAATGTCAGGATATCTAACCTCAAAAATAGCATTCGCTGGACAAAAGATAATATCATTTCTAGTGTTGCCCTTGATGTCATAAACCTTTGAAGAGTATGACAACGAATCATTTATATTTGCTTTGTTGACTACAGAAATACTCGAAACAGAGTACACCCCTTCAGTGTCTTGGATCAAACAACGAATCTCGCTAAGGTTGATTGGTTGACGAAGCTGCCATCGATTAATTTGGAAGTATTCTTTCACTTTTAGAGAAGTGTTAAATTTGACTTCTGATTTATTGAAACCAGACTTTACAACAATTGAATAGTTTATGCCGATATTGATCACGACACCATCCAACAAATCTATTCCCTGATTCATTCTGGTAAACAATGAAAGATAATTTTTGATGTTGTTCTTCATCGTATTCGAGCAAGTAGACACTCTTCCAAGAGAGTCCTTCGCAAGAAGATACAATTGAACTCCGGAATTTACATCAGCAACAACTGGAGAAACTCTGAAAATTTGACCAAAAATACTAGGCATTGAGAGAACTCTAGAGATGTAATCTGGTCTCGTATTAACTCTGCCCTGAGCGGCTGAACTTGCTAGAATTAGAGATTTTAATTCTGGAATAGTTGGCGCGTCATCTCCACCTTCGATCGGCTTCAAGTTTCTAGAACTGAATGACGTTAGAGTGTTGTTCACCTGAGCAACATCAAGTCCAGACGAAGCGAAATCAACGTTTTTTGAAACTATACTGTTTAGAGTGTTGGCTGATACATTCGTGATCTTTCCGCCACCAACTCTACACCGCACCGTTAGACGTAAATTGTATGGTGCCAAACCAAGGTTTCTGGTCTTTATGAAATCTTGAGGATCCACCATTGGTGGAATGAAACTCAGTTTTCCTTTGAGATTCAGAGAGTACATCGAAGGATCTGGAACTATTGCATCTCCAATATCTTCAGCTTTTCCGTTTCCAAATTGAAGAGACGTAGTTCCATTAGTTGGGTCAACCTTCGTTATGAATCTCTTTGGAACAGACTTAATTTTCAAAAGATATGGGACATTTTCGCTGTCAACATTGAAGTTTTTCACGCCTTCAAAGATTACATCTTGAACAAGGTAATCAACTTCTTCCCACGAATCTCCATAAGAATCTGTACAAGAAATAATTTGAAGAACATTTTTATTTGCAAGATTTATTTTTCTTAATGCTTGATAATCACCAATATCAAAAGTTTCGGTGATAGTCTTACCAGCCATAACCGGCACTTCAGTTTTTAAGACAAAGTGAGTAGGCGTTCCATCAGAGCTTCGCTTTGAAACTTTGGAATTTAATGATGATGAAAAATTAACCAAAGAAAAATTTACATCATCAAGCGCTTCAAAAATAACTCCATTCGTACTTTGAAGTTGTACGTTCTTGAAATTTACTGCATAACGCATGTCTGGAAAATAATTTCCAGATGAACCAGTAATAGCAGGAACCTCAAGATAGAATTGCTGCACATCCGTAGCAGAAGATGGGCCTTTAAACTTGTAGCCTCTGCTCTCTCCAATATCAATAATCGAATTGATATTGTTCGCAGTAACCAAGTTACTGTTTCTATATCTATCTTCGATATAGAATTGAAGAATTTCGCCAATATAAGCGTTCAATTCTACCATCATTTTTTCAGAAGAACTTTTCTTGTCTAGATCTTTAGAATAATCTTTGAAATAGACTTGCGCCCACTTCTTTTGACTTTCTACCAAAGAATTGAAATCAACATTCAGGTAGTTGATCAGTTTTTCGTTCTTCACTTCTGGAATACCTCGTTGATATCAAGAGAAATAGATGGATCGCTGCTTAATTCAGCTTTAAGTATCATTCTGATGGAATTTGCATCTAGCGTTTGATCTTCTTCGTTTGTAAGAAAATCAAGCTCCTTGATTGTCAAATACGAAAAATACTTAGAAAGCTGCTCTCTTGCGTTTGTTCTAAGGACATCACGAGTGAAAATGGCTGGATCAAACAAATGCCTGTATGCATCGAGACCAAATTCTGCATCATAAACTCTCTCGCCTTTATTCGTGTGCGCCCAATTTCTCAAATTTGCAAGCTCTGCTCTCTGTAGTGAGCGATTCATTTGAAACAATCCATCCGAATCTGAAGGTGCCCACGGCACCGACATGTTGATTGGTTCAATGCTTGCAGACGCAAATCCGTAAAGAAATCTTGGTAGAAGGCGCTTCATTTCTTAAATCCTCTCAGGTAGGTATGGCTACCATCAAGGTTTGAATGATTGCTTGCCAGAAATTTGATCCATCTACTCCAGCAAAGAATGGTGGTGCTGGAATTAAATTAAGAGTCGAAGAAACGGTCTGCCATGCTGCCAAACTTGGCACTCCAGTCGACGCCTGAACACTCAAAGCAGATGAGATGACTGGAGACACCGTTGTGTCAAGATAGAGACCCAGAGAGGTCATTAGAGGCGTTGGCGATGGAAGAGACGAGAGAAATATAGTTCCTATGGCCGGGACAAGAGAAGTTGTTATCGTAGCTGCGATAGCCACTCCAAGAGCGTTTGAAATATTCAAGATCTCTTGAGAGTGAGGGTTTGGCGAATTTGGAAAGAAAATTCTCAAATTCGTAGATAGACTCATTTGATAGTGACCTTGCTATTGTTCACGAGCGATCCAGCTTGCTTAAAATTGGAAATAATTTGACCACCAGACACAGGATCAATACCAACGCAAAGATCATTGTCGGTTATGACTTTTCCAGAAAGTCCTTGAGCACAATCAAATTCTATTCCAGAAGAATCAATTTTTACGATATTGGATCCAACTTTGATTGAAACCTTAGAAGATGCCACAATTTCAATATTTCCATCTTTATCAAGAACGACAGAATAATTTTCTCCTAAAATCTTTGTATTACTTCTTGCTTTCAAGTAGACATTATCAGAAACACAAACAATGGCTGGTTCCCCCTCCACAATGGGTCCAACATCATTATCTATGTATGAATCAGGATCAGACTTTCCTGACAGATAAATTCTGCTTTTATCTCTAAGAAACGAAGGAGAGTCAGATTCACCATCAAACCCGGTAACAATGTCTATAGAGGAAGAATCTTGATCATTTCTACCTCCGTCACCATAACCACTGTCGATTGTGTCTTTTCTGTCTGTGCCAAGAACAATACGTGACCTGTTTCTAGAAACGATCACATAGTCAGTAATTCTTGCAAGATATGACTTGAATATTTCTCTTATCAAAAAATTTGTCTTCCTTTTTCGATGATTAAATCAGCCCAAGGCTGAAGAGCTGGTGAATTTGAAGAGAAATGAAGACCAGCAGAATCTCTGCCAACGGTTGTATTTGTCACGCCAAACACATTGAGAAATTTGTTTCCAACCACTTCTTGAATCTTTCTAGCTGCCGTTTCTCTGCCAGGTTGAATAGCTGACCCTATTCTGTTTACTGTGGTTGGCGGCCCAGACCACAGTATCTTTGAAACTGTTGAAGCTTGAGACATCAGATCACGGACTTTCTGTGCATAATCATTCCTTCCTGATGACGAATGATCGTTTCCGCCAAGAGAGATGATCAAGATGTCTGGATTATGTTGGGAGACGAGTTGGCGCAAGGAAACACGCTCCGGATCGCGTGGACGCAATCTGTTGTCCAGCCAAGATCTTACTCCCCAACTCTCACGACCTTCTCTGTGAACGACTATGCCACCAGCATCTCTAACTTTGGAGGCAATTACAATTCCTGGGGGGCCTGCGATTTGAGAATCGCCAATGATCAGAACTCTCTTTCCTTGCCACGGATTTACAGATTGCTGCGTTTCTGCTTCATCGATCATTTCTTGTCTTCCCTGAGTAGAAGTCGTTACGCCTCCGTACTCATCTGCCCTGATTGTTGATTGAACTTGGGGGTCTTGCTCAAAAACATAGGACGAATTAGTCCTAGTTGTCATCCGAAAATCTGGATTTGAATAGTTTTGGTCGGCACCAAAGGCCGGAACTGTGTTGAGCCAAAATCCTGACGATCTCTGTTCGTCTTCGAACATGACTAAAACATGCTCTCCGGGGGCAACAGACACGTTAGGAAACAGTGGATAATAGATCGGAAGCGCATCTTCTGGAATGAAAGAATCCATACCAGATGTATAAACTCTCGCTCTTATTGATCTTGGCGGGCACGGAGGATCTGTTTGAAAAACTCCGCCCTGAACATCTACACCTTCAACAAGAGCACGGAAAAATACAGTTTTATTGCTAAGTTCACCAGTGGAATAATCTCTGATCATGTCAAAGAAAATTCTTTCAGTGTTTAGATATCCGTCATTCCTTCTCTGTGTCAACGATCAATCCTCGCCTTACACTCTCTTGAGACAGAGAGTTCAATTCCTTCTCCAAATTTTGTAGCTTAGAAAGCTTTGGAAGCAAATCTTCGGCAAGCTCTTGATAGCTTTTAAAAACAGTCTCAAGCCTACTTTCAATTTCTTCATCAGTCCAATGTTCAAACATCTATATCTTTCTCTTCTCTTTTTAAAGCCTCTGGATCGAAAGGTCTATCATCCTCATCAACTTTTGGTTTATCTTTTTGTTTTAGTGATGCGGCTTTGATTATTTGTTCATTAGAGCGAGATGAAGACTCAAGAAGTTTGACGGCCTGCTGACCTGTCAGCATTACAGACTGCAACGTTGCCTGGTCTGTTAAATCTACCACATCGAAAATTCCCTTCATTTTAGCGAATGCATCCAAAGCCAACTTGCGATCAAGTTTTGCGTTTGACACTGCTTCATCAAGCAAATCATCAAATGTAGCGAATTTTTTGGCCAATTTAGATTTCTCCTCTTTGATATTTAGATTTCAAACGAAGAAATTTCTCCTTAACTTTGTTCAAATTGATTGTGACTTGTTTGGTATTCAGGCCAGTCATCTCCTTGATGTACAAAAGAAGAGCTTTCTTCTTCAAAATTTCGATTTCTCCAGGTTCGTCAAAAAGAGTAATCAGACAATCTACAACCTGTTTTTCTTGCTCTTTTACAAATTTATCACGCCACAAAGGAAGTTGAGTTCGCAAAATGTCGTAAAACTCAGTAGCCTCCATTTCTGGCTCTGGGCCATCCTGAATAGCCATATGGCCAGCTACCTCGTTTAAAGAGATTGTGCCAAAATCATGATTCATTCTAATTCTACTTTCTTTCTTCAACTTCTGAATGTAGTAATGCTTTGCGATTATGTTAAAATAAGGAAATCCACGAGATTGCTTTTCAGGATTAAACCTATGCAACTGCTCAAAAAGAAAAGCAATACACTCATGAATAACTTCCGGATTTTTAACAATCGGAAATTTATTGTAATGGTAAGTACAAAGCTTCTTGAAGGCTGGGTAAATATCCTTTTCGAAAATCTTAGATCTCTCGACAGGATCAGTGTTCGCACAAAACAAAACTATGGCATCATCTACAGACTTTCCAAAATAAAGATCACTCACGATCGTCATCCTCCCACAGAGACTCGATCATCTTCTGCTCTTTTAGAAGAATCTTTAGTTGCTGTAGCTTTGTCTCAAACGCAATAATTTGACTATTCACTTCCTGATATTCCGGGATACTTCCAAATCTACGAAAAAATTCAGATCGGAGAAATACCGTGTCCTCAGAGATGGCATCAAAAATTAGAGAAAAGAATTGTTTGTATTCCTTTTGTCTAATATTGAACTCGTTATTCTGAGCAGTAAGCCTCAAAGAAGATTCTAGAGATTCAGTTACTACCTTTTCGTCCTTTGCCATCTGGACAAGCATTCGCATCAGAGCGGCGTTTGATTCTTCCAATTTCTCTAGCTGCTTATCGGGCTTTGACTTAATGATAGTATCAACTATCAAGACTCTAGAAAGGAATACGAACCAAGAGCAAAGACCAGAGAGAATTAGCGTGACTAGCAATAGTCCGATAATTCCAACCGCAATTCCCTCTCCCATTTCAGGCTCCCTTTGACAGAAGAGCCGTCTTCTGGTTTTCTACGATCTGAGATAATAGATCCCTGCAATCGAGAGCGATTGAAAACGCAAGCTTTGCAAGCAACTTTCCTTGCTGCTCTTGAGGGAACGTATAAATTTCATTGATTGACGCAAACACTTCACTATTACTTTTCATCTGTATTCTCCTTAACGCACGAATCGAACACTATAACAGCTTCTTGTTCAGTGTCAAATTCTTCCAGTTCAGTTATTCCAATATTTTTATCGCTCTTGTCTTCTGTTGAAAATCTTATGAACAGAAAACTTTGACTCTCAAGCCTGAAGACTCCTGCTTCAAAGATTGACTGACCTTCTTCATGAAAGAAGTGATGCAAAACCTCTTCGGGCGGAGAGGAGATTGCTGGCTCGTGATTCCAAAGAAAAGTCATCAGTCTCCCTTTTCAATTCTGTAGGAGTCTTCGTCTGCATCCTTTGTTGACACTTCGAGTAGGGTATTTTTCTGATTGAGACCAGACATTCTGTGTTGAAGTGTCGCAGGAACAAACATCCTCTCGCCTTCGCGAAGTGTAAATGTTCGGGCTGGTGGGTCACTCAAATCGCGAGCGTCCGAGTCCCACAGTTCGATTCTGAAGGCTCCGGCGACGCAGATGAAGTACTCACTCTTGTCCATGTGGAAATGCCTTGAGAGGCGCTTCCCCTTGGCCATATGGAGCAACTTGACGGTCTCAATGTGAATCGTTGTCTCGGGTGTTTCTTGCCCAGCGTGATAGACAAAAACTTCTGCTATTCCATCACTCGCTCGGCCCCAACCCTTCTTTATCGTCTTCATGTCTGAAATTTTTGTAATTTTCATCAGTCAGTCACCTTTACTATTTTTGTGCCGAAATAATTTACTTTCTTGCGACTCATGCTGTCTCCAAACTTCGCTAAAAGTCCGACATTGAAATTTTCAGTGTTCAAAAGATAAGCGGCAACCATTCCAGCAAGAAATGTATCTCCGGCTCCAACGACATCAACAACAGAAGACTTTGTCTCTGATGGATCTGCAATATGCTCACTGTCTGCGATGTGAATCGAGTATGGCTTTGCGCCATTTGTAACAACAAGAGCTTTACATTTAGACGCAATGGAAAAGTCCTTCAATTCTTCTTCATATTCCTTGTTATTGCACTTTACAATCAAATTTTTGTAGCATTTGATCGTTTCTTTATTTGCGAACATGTTGGTTCGCTTCTTAATATCAACAAAAACAAGCTTTTCCGATTTCAGCAAAGTCTGCACAAGAGACGGAACTATGGTTCCTTTGTTGTAGTCCGATACGACAATTGCGTCAAATTCATTCAAATTGCTCAAAGTTCGTTCAAAAAACTCTCTATCGATCTTATATTTGCTGTTTTTGTCAAGCCTCATGACTTGGTGATTATCGCAAACGAACCTCGTTTTCAAAAGAATGTCTTTTTGAGAGCAAATATAACTCGAAGGAATAACCCCTTGAGCAACGAGCATCTCATCAATCATGGATGACTTTGGACCATGAAAATGAACTTCGACTTCTTCGTCCGGCAAAATGCCAGACGCGATAGACTTGATATTTGCTGCTACGTTTGCAGCACCACCAAGGCGAAATTCTCTCGACTGCTCATCAAGCAAGGCACTGTATGAAGCTTCTGGATTTACTCTGTTGATTGTTCCGAAAACGTACTCATCCAGAAGCGCGTCTCCTATCACTAACACTCTCTTCATTTTCACTCCAGAGGAATATCAAAAAACTTAGAAGGAATCTTCTTCTTCTTGCTTTTCGTCAAATCGAACGGATGTTCAATATTCACAATTCTTTCCTTCATGACCTCTACTTCGTCCTTATCGTTCAGATGAAGCCCGGTGAAGATCATGTCGGGGCTGATAGACTGAATCGAGAGATTGGGGGACTCTTCGTCATAGACATAAACCCAATCAACAAACGGTAATGACGCCACGAGGAAGGCTCGCTCTTGGCTCGAATGATCAACTTGGTTAGTCTCTTTCTTGGCCCGGATGCTCAGATCGGATTCTAGAGCCACAATCAGCATGTCGCACTTGGTTCGTGCCAAAGATAGAAAAACTGCATCCTTCGGAGTGAGGCCGTCGAATCTTCCAAGAAAGAGACCAATTTTCACTCTGAAGTCAGTCTTCTTTACAGAGTGAACAGAATTTCCGATCGTCTCGTATTTTTGAATCTTGTAGTCCGTAAGAAGATCCTGCTTGCTTGGAGCCTTTTTGATGATCAGTGGGCTTGAAGAGTTAAACATATATTCCCTCAGTTAAGCTTGGTTTTATCGATCTTATTCAAGGAAGGAAAAAGATCAAATGAATCCTCGTCCTTCGAGTCGATATCCAAAGAGATCTCACTCTCAAGAGGAAATCCATAGACAACATAGTAATTGTCCTTATCTCCCTTTACAAGCATGATGTCGTAATTGTCTTCAGACGTGTAGCTGGAAAACGTGGCACGAAGAGAAATAGCAAATTTGCTAGCATCCTTCAATTCTAAGAAAGAGAGATGATGATAGATTCCTTCTTGTTCAGCGATATCCATATTCCACTTTGATTCTTCGTAAAGATCATCCATCTCTATTAGAACAAAACCAAAATGTTTGGAAATGATCAAATTTGCAGTTTCGTAAAACTCTCCCATCAGTACGGAATCCACGAAAGAGAAAGTTCTAACGCATCGATTGTGAGTATTGATATAATAGAAGCTCTCAAACGCTCCGCCATTACTCTCAGCGCACGCATCAAGAGAAGCGTTCAGTTCGTCATCAACCATTCCTTTGTAATCAATTTCAATTTTGATCTTTTCCATTTTTCCTCAAACACGGATGAAGTTGCCAGCCTTCACGTTTTCTTCAAAAAGACGCATCGATTGACTCGAAAGAACGTGATGTTTGATATTCTTCCAGTCCATAAATTCGTCAACTTCTGGCATCAAATTTCCTTCTAGGACGAAATAGACCCAAGAGAGCCTACTGATTGGTCTATCATACTCTCTTCTGTGGTCCCAAGCAAACTTTTTGAGAGTTGGCGGCCAAACTCCTTTCTTTGTCGCTTTCTTGAAATCCTTCGTGGTCGGAAAACATCTAGTGAACATTTTGAATTTCGAAGACTCGACAGAGTCATAATTCTGACCTTCCGGAGACAAGAAAGCCTGCCAAACGTCATTGTACACAAACGATTCAAATGACTTCATGTGGTAGTATGGAGCCGAAACATATTGACACTTTGAGTTCTTATTATTTGGAATAACATGCGAACCAAAGAATTTGAAATACAGTCCCTTATCCTTCCGAAACAGTATGTTCTTTGTCCATTGGTTCTTTGTGTAAATTCTTGAAGGTTCTGGCTCTACTGCATAATAATCTTGGCCATCTTCTGTGATGTGCAGAACGCAAGGAAGTTGGATAATATTGCATCTCTTTTTTGCGGATTCAAAATCTTCACTATTAAGATATCCGAGAAGTTCGAGACTACAAATCTCATCATCATCTAACCACAAACCCCACTCTCCGTCAGCTAACGTTTCGGCAAATTTCTCATATTGTGTGACGTAGCTGTCTTTCCATGGAGAATCAATTACTTGAACGTTGGAAAACTGCGAATAGAACTCTTTGGCGTCATCTGTTAGATCTCCGTCGACAACCACAATTTTTTCGAAGTTGTTGAAGTTATGCTTGAGAGCCCATCGAATTGTAGATCCAGAAATGCCAAGCCCAGCGTTCATAGTCATTGTGCCAATAGTAACCTTAGAATTCTTCATTTATTCACCTAAACTTCTCAGAATTTCAGCAATTGAGCCATACTTCAAAGATTTTGAATCCCACTCTGGATGATAGTATCGCTTATCATGTTCTTCGCTTTCTTGCAAATGAAGATTTGGAATTGCATTGTAACAGCAATAATAATTCAGCACTCCGCTCAATCCGACGAAATTGTCGCAATGAACTAGCCTTTCTAGTGTCTGCTCGAAGGAATCCTTGCATACGAAATTGTGATCATCTGATTCATCATAGAACTTTGGGTTGTTTCCAACGAGAATTGTCTTGTATCCCTTCTTGGTGAGAATCTTCTGCAAAACTCTTGGATCGAATGGCCAATTTCTATCGTTCTTGGCGCCTGCGCTGACTTGTATGGCTACTGCGTATCGCTCCTTGAACCAAGACGTAGGAATGCGTTGCTCGTATCTCAAAGGCTTACGAAGCTCGATCTCTGTCTCGCCTTTGAGCGGGCAGAAAGTGTCTACACCAGAAGAAACAGGAACGGACCCTTTCCAGAGTCCGTTTTGATAATTCTTGATATATTGTGGATCGCAAACAAATTCGCACTTCTTGAAGTCGGCAACAATTGGTCTAATCAAAGACTCAAATCCAGAACGAATTAGATCGTTAGACTCTACATGAGTCCACTCAATCAGCTTTGGATCAATCCTACTTCCTTTCAATTTGATGCTTACAATGAAAGCATCTCCTAAACCACCAGTGCTAATGTATTTCATCTCACTTCGTAGCCTTGACGTGAATGTTGTCGTCTATTGAGATAATTCTGAAACCAACGTGCTCCAGAATCAATCTAAGCATCTTCGAAGAGAAAAGAGTTTTATGACTATCTCCGTCCGTTCCGTCACTCTCATGTGTTGCGCCCATAAGATCATCATGCCACTTTAGACAACTGAATCGTTCATGAGCTTTCAGAAAGTCATCGATATGTTCAATTCGATTCATCCACATAAGATACATCTTCAGTTGCTTTTCTGCTGGTGGCACCGTTAGATCGAGGATCCCTCCTGGCTCAAGCAAGTAAAACAACTTTCTTAGGACAACCAACCCATTCCATCGATTGAAATGTTCCAAAGCCTCCCTAAAAACGATCTCCTGAGCGCAATTTCCTTTCGCAAACTCCGAAGTTGGCCAAATTTCAGACAAAAGGTTCCAAACCAGATCGACTTTTATTGGGCTTCCGTCGCTTCCAAGATTTGAGAAATCCACATTCGTGTAGCCTTCTTTGTAGTCTTTTCCGCAGCAAATGTTCAATTTCATTACTTAACGACCTCCAAAAGTCTCTTTTTAGCAACCTTTTCTACAATTTCAACAGATTCATCCTTGAATTTCATTGAAGAGCGCAGCAGCCAGTCTGGAAGCACATTGCCTTGACCCATCGAGTGTTCGTATTGCTTTGCGACTCCCGTAGGGTTGAAAGGGATATTCAATTCTTTTCTTACGTCTCGTTCCAAGGCATCACGGGCGTCGACCAATGTCTTTGCATCGATCTTGTCGGTCCATACGTACGAGATGTAATTTCCAGGAATGCCCTTGTAGTAGTCGCACTCCTTCGTGTAATCCAAAGACTTCTGGAAAAGAAGATCTCCTGTCTTTGGCTGCGTATAAACATAGACGGAAGGATCCTCTTCTGACTGCTTTGCAGAGTCATAATAAGGGCTTCCTGGATATGTCGTAATAACCGTGCAATCGAAATCGTCTGGCTTGTTTTCGAGAAGCCACTTCTTCGTATTCTCGACAGTCTCCTCGCTCTCTCCGGCATGGCCAACCGACATGAGAGCCTTTGTCTTGAGATTGAATTTCTTGCCAATCTCAAGTGCTCGCGAATTCTCAGCCTTGGTTGCTTGTTTCTCGATGTTCTTAAGGATCCTATCGTCGCCTGACTCGAATCCACAAAGAAGCCAGCGAAATCCTGCATCATACATTGCCTTCGCTTGAATCTCGTCGAACAACTCCGACTTGATAAATCCTCGAAGCCGAAACTCTTTTCCGAGCTTCATTTGAAGATCGGTCAATTTATGCATCAAATCAATCATCGACTTATTCAGATTCAGTTCGTCGTCATAGAACATAAATCCGGTGAAGTCATATTTCTTGTGAAGAAATTCAATCTCTTTAACAATTGACTCTGGATCTCTGTTTCGAATAACTCTCAAAGATGGAGAGTTCCTTCCTGAACAAAACGAGCAGCGATAAGGACAGCCCAATTGACCAATCAAACTGGTAGCCTTATGACCCTCAATTGTGTACTGATATGTCTCCAAATCGATCAAGTGTCTGGCGGGCGGAGGAAGTTCCGAAAACTGCTTGTCCGAAAGAAAGAACTCTGATTTGCGGTCATCAGCATCAATGATTCCCTTGTCAGTTTGACGGACCAGAGGAAGAAGAAGCTCTCCGTCTCCACAGACTAGAACGTCAAAAACTTCCTTGATTTTCTCTATGTTTTGCCTAGATCTTCCGTTGACGACCAAATTCTTCTGCTCAAGCTTCATTGCAGTGTGCATCAACGTTACGTGAGTTCCGCCAATCACCATCTTGAATTGATCGTTCTTGGACTTTATGTACGTCGCAATATCGAACGTCATTGGCATCTGCGGAGTCGTTGCAGTGAGCCCGATAAACTCAAAGTCTGAGTTTTCTTGAAAGTATTTGTCAACAACATCTTTCCAATTTGTTACTCCGCTCAAATCAACAACATCAACAATTGCACCTTGTTGTTGGTAAGCAGATGCAACCTTCAAAATGCCGATGAACGGAAAAACTCTCGCATCGAGCAAGAATGGAGAGTCTGGAATGATCAAACAAATTTTCTTCATTGAAACACACTTTCTAGAATCCACCTAATGTGATTTGGAGAATGGTCGTTCTTAAAGTCTTTCATACAACGATTTCTAGAAAAGAGCCAATCAGAATCGGTCAAAGCGTGATGAATGAGGTAGTCCAATTTTTTGAGACTTCCTCCATCATCAACATCAAGACAGATTGCGTTCCATGTTGTTGATCCGAGAGTGAGTACATCCACCAACGAAGCATCATAAACAATCTGACCCAGATTACTGCTTGTGTCGTGATGAACAAGAAACCTGAAGTCGGATACCATTTTCAACCAATCAGTCCATGACAACGGTCCTTTATGAACAACAATGTCTGAGAACCCAAGCTTTCCGAAAAGAGAAGAAACGTCTCCATCTTCCGAGAGATAATGAACACTATACCCCTCTTTTGCATATCTGTTCATTGTCGCAAGGCTTGCTAGTGTATTTCTTGACAATCTTTGATTGAAAGTCCTAGTTCCGATCAAAAAATCGTACTTTCTTTCCCTCAAAGGCTTAGAAAATCCATGATTCCAGTCAGAAGGGATCGCATGAGAACAGAATTTGACCTTGTCTTTTCCGAAAAGTCCTTCGAAAAATGGAACCATTTGTCCGAAAATATTGATGTAAAACGTTGATTCTTTGACCAAATCGACCAATTGAATCCATCTTAGGGCAACATTTTCTCCATTCACCCCGCTTCCAGCGGTCAAATCTTGAACTCCTTCATGAAAAGAGATGGCAGTCTTCTTTTTCATAAGACCAAGCTTTCGAACCAAAGGCTTGAGAAGTTCCATGTCTCGATTTACGAGAATAATCACAGCATCGTATTCGTAAACCCTCTCCCACCCGGGCTTACCGATCACAAAGAACTCTGACTCCAAAGCATAAGCCCAAGAGTGCCAACTAGAACACTGCTTGACTCGCTCAGAGCCTTCGAAACAACTCGCTCGGCCCATTCTATAGTCAACATACGAGTCGGTCTCTAGGACCATCGTAGGGCCGGGATTAGAAGCATTCAAGACACAGATTTTCATTCAAGCCTCACTAATGCATCTTTCGAAGAACGACTTCAGTTTCCTCTGTTGTCTTGGAAAATCGGTAATCATCTT